GAGCTAACAACATAACCAGTTGTTGAGGTTGTTCCTGAAGATATAGAACTCATATTTTCTCCTTAAATAACAACCCAGCGTTGTCCACTAGCTATGTTCACAGAGTATCCACTCTGAATAGTCATTGGTCCAACAGAGAATCCGTTAGAGCCAGCCGCAATAGTTTGATTAGCAGATATTGAATCTGTGTTTTGTGTGATTGGTCCACCACCAGTAACTATGGTTTCCCATGATGTTGATGTACCGTTTGTACTAAGGTATTTACCTGATTGACTTGTTTGGCTAGGTGCAAGAGCATTAAATGCCGCATTAGCAGTTGTCTGTCCTGTACCACCAGACGCTATTGCAAGAGTACTTGAGAGTCCTGCAGCAGTTCCTGTGGTGTTTTGATTCCATGTTGGAACTGTGCCTGTTAATCCTGAATAATCTACGTTAGTTGCAGTAGCCGCATTACCTGTTGTATTTTGATTTAATGTTGGTATATCAGCGGCAACAACTGCTCTAAATGTTGGAACACCAGCTGATCCATTAGGAGCCGCTAATACAAAGTTTGCAGTCTTAGACGCATAAGGATTTTGTGTATCACCATACGAAGCCTCTAAACTAATTACAGGAGTAGCACCACCACTAGACGCAACAGGAGATGTTCCTGTTACTGACGTAACTGTACCACTGTTTGTAGCCGCAATAGTAATAGATCCTGATCCATTTGTAACAGAGATACCTGTACCAGCAGTAATTGTAGATTTATTTAATGTACTACCTGTACTGTTACCAATTAATATTTGTCCATCAGTGTATGTTGATTGTCCTGTACCACCATCAGCTACTGCCAAATCAGTAATACCTGTAATAGCTCCACCAGTAATATTTACACTGTTAGCATTTTGAACAGACAATGTACCAAGACCACTGATATCTGTATTAGCTAATATAATATTACCCGTACGACCAGCAACAGAAGTAACTAAGTTAGTCTGGTCAATCTTTTGCCAGATAGTACCGTTAAAGATAGCCCAGTCACCAATAACCCAATCAGTTACTCCATCAAGGTTAGTACTACCGGAGACCGATACTACATAGTATGATCCTTGAGTACCTACACCTGAGGCAAGTGTTGGTGTGTTAGTTGATGCGTTCCATGAACCATTATAAATTAAACCACCAGTAAGACTTACCCAAGTAGTATCATAGTTAGTGCTACTTACTTTAGAAAGTACTTGACCTGCTGTACCGCCTGTAGCAATTCCTGGGGTGTTCATCCATGCAGAGCCAGTATACACCTTCATGATACTACTGACTGAATTGAAGTACATAGCTCCTGTAATCAGAGCATTACCATCATTGTCTACTGTTGGATCACTGGTCTTAGCACCCAGATAACGATCATCAAATGAATCATAAGAAGCAGCCGCAGCTGTTGCGCTTGCAGCCGCATTAGTAGCTTGTGTTGTTGCTATACCTGCTTGTGTAGTAGCAGTTGACGCACTAGTAGCGGCATTAGTGGCTTGCGTAGTAGCAATACCTGCTTGTGTTGTGGCAGTACTTGCACTAGCAGAAGCATTAGATGCCTGTGTAGATGCTGTAGAAGCACTGTTAGCCGCATTAGACGCTTGTGTGGTAGCAATCCCTGCTTGGGTCGTTGCGGTAGATGCGCTGGTAGCGGCATTAGTAGCTTCTGTAGTAGCAAGCCCTGCTTGTGTAGTTGCAGTAGAAGCACTGTTAGCCGCATTAGACGCTTGTGTTGTTGCAGTTGTTGCCGCATTAGTCGCAGTAGTAGCAGACGCAGTTGCAGATGATGCACTAGTAGCCGCATTAGTTGCTTGTGCTGTTGCTATTCCTGCTTGTGTTGTAGCCGTAGCCGCACTTGTAGCAGAATTGGTTGCTTGTGTTGTAGCCGTAGCCGCACTTGTAGCGGCATTAGTTGCTTGCGTTGTAGCAGTAGATGCACTAGCAGAAGCACCAGATGCGCTTGTAGCCGCATTAGTCGCCTGTGTTGTAGCAACTCCTGCTTGGGTAGTTGCTGTTGTAGCCGCAGATGTTGCAGTAGAAGCAGAACTAGCCGCAGCTGTTGCCGAGCTTGCAGCCGCAGTAGCGCTTGCAGCAGCTGCAGCCGCTTGAGTAGCCGCTAGGTTTTCATAACTTGCTGAACTTGTATCGTCAGTATTGTCATATTCTCCACCCTTCGAGGCATCAGTAGTAGCTCCTGGTGTTGTATTATATGCCATTTATACCTCCTTAAATGAGTCCATTTGTATTGAAGTTTACCTGTACGTTACCGCCAGAAGCTCTACGCCACTTCTCTTCTTTGTTTAATGAGAATACATTCTCAGCAAACTTCTTTTCATATCTCTGTTCCATCTTTTCATCAAACAAATAGGAACCTAAATTATATAATGCGCCCCATATAAGGAGTCGTTCATTCTCATCTCTTAACCAGTTAGATACTTCTTTACCTGTATAATACTTTGTAGTAACAGGAGTAGCATAAGCAGTTGCTTCAGCAGAAGTTGAAAAAGCTTTTGTAACTGAATTCAATGTAGAGAAGTATAATGGTGTATCTGTATTAACACCAGTCAATGTTAGGTATGGTTGGTTAGCATCAGATAAACTAATAATATAGTTAATTGGAATAACCGCATACGTAGCATCAAGCGCAGGAAGCCTACGATAATAACTGATCTCTAATATAGCACCAACAGCTAACTGTGGGTGAATAAAGATCTTACCATCTTTCCACATCCAATTATATACAGAATATTTTTCACTGTATAAGTCAAAGAATGTACGTGAATCTGTTACTTCATTAAATACTTTACTCACATTTGAAGGATAAGTAGAGTATGATGTACCAATATTGTCTTGTGCTAATGTACGTACATAAGTAAATTGTATTAAGTCTTCTGGTATGTCAAAGCAAGTGTAAGCATTACCATAAGGAAGCCCTGCACTACCATCTCCTACATTGTCTGTTGAGTCAACAGTGTATGTAACAGTAGCTTCAAGAGGAGGAATACGTAGTGTACGATAGCACTCATCAGCAGAATAACCTAGGCAATCTTGAATGACGCTATCTGGAATAGTATTTACTTCGGGTTTGTTTGACCAGTCACGTACTTTGTCTACGAGTGCGTCATATCGGGGTGTTGCCATAGATTATTCTCCTGTAAAATCAGAGAGCCTTTACGTTACTTGTTTTAAGCAAAGGATAGTCTGTTTCAATAATTTGTTTTAATCGTCTTAGGTTCGCAGGTTCCTGCATGAATGTTTCTGAGTGAATATCAAGACCATACTTGGTTAAGATATCAATAGCTACAATATCAGGGATAATTGCAAATGAACGGTATGTCCGACCGTTGGCGGCAAATGAATCTAATTCTCTTTGTTGTGCGGCATAATCTTTGTATGCACTTACATCTTGTACTAGTTGAAAATCTTTTTCATCAGTCTTAACTTGGAAACTATTTTTGTTTCCGTCTTGTGATAGAAAGCCCATGTGTCCTCTTGTATAGTTTAGCGATAGCTAATGCTATCTCTATTTAGTTAGTCATTGCGGCACTAAAAGCACCGTCAATGGTAAAACAACCGTATTCATATTTTGTGTTAGAGCCGTCGAAAGCTGTAACAGACGCAACAACAATAGCTCCCGCAGTAGTGTTAGCACCATCATAATATTTTACCTGAGTAATTTTTCCACGAATAACATTAGGTGCTCTATAGTCTGAACCAGCGTCCAGAGTATCAGCAGATGTACTAACATTAACCACGTAATTATCAGGAATATATGTTCGAGTACCGTTTGTCGCAGTAATTCGTAGAAATTCCATTTGTGTTCCTTTATATTAGGTCTGAAAAGTGTCTGATCCTATGACAATTAGCACATAGTAAAACACATTTATCAAGTTCTTGTTTTGCTTTTTCATTTAGAGAAATAGTATCCCGTAGGAAATGAGTAGGATCTTTATCTGCTTTTGTAGACGGGTCTGTATGATGAAATTCAAATGCAGCTTGGTGTACTATTGATAAACAATCATTACATTTGCCGCCTTTATAAGCAATAGCTTCAGCTTTTAAATTTTTAGATTTTTCTTTTCGAAAAATAGACCTACATTCTTTACAATCACAATTGTATTTGATACCACTTTTTTTAATTTTTGTTAGTACAGAAAAGTCTGATACTGATTTGACTTGATTACAAGTCCTACAAGTTTTTGTTTCCATAAATTCCTTATCAATAAAAAAAGGGGATATGAACTTGTCATACCCCCTTTTTAAGGTTGTTGAGGTTATTGCTCCTCAAGAGTAAGTGATCAGCTTACTCTACCTAAATTAGGCACCCGACAGACCGAAAATCATTCCGCAACCTTTTGGATTCCTACACTCAAGTGTACCCTCTTCAACGATCTGACCGATGATAGAGTCACCCAGCTGACCGAGGTCAACTTCTTGCAGAGGACGCAAGCTAGCGTAGCTGAACCACATTGGGTCATATACGAATGCTGTAAAGTTAGCTGTGTTATCCAAACCAGAAACGGCAGTATTAGAAATACCCATTACGTAGTTAGGAACAACCATGATGTCACCGAAGTCGGACATGTAGATTTCAACTGACTGACGGAGTTTACCATCAGCATCGATGTTACGACGAACGTTACCATCACCAGCATTAGAAGTAGTAGAACCTGCAGACTGAGCCTTAGCAGAGAACACACGACGATTTGCGGGAGACAGCATCAACTTAGTAGCCTTACCACCGTTTTCGTAAATGCCTTGCATAACTGTGTCAACGTGTGACAGAGCTAAAGAGACTTTGTCAGCAGAAGTAACAGTAGTAAATGTACCGCAAACACCGCCACCTGGATTAGTAGGAGCAGTGTATTCACCGGGAGTAGCCAACACGTTCAATGCAGTAGCAGGAGTTGTGCTAGCGGCAGTGTAGTTAATCCAAGACTGATAGCCACCGAAAGTACGGGTGCCAGAGCCGTTAGAAGACTTCCAACCGTTAGTTAAGTCAAACTCAACATCCCTGCGAAGTTCGGTACCACGCTTTTTGAGCTGGTATGCGTATTCATCAGCAACACCTGCTTGGTCAACAGCACGCTTAGTGCCAGTAACTGTAACAGTCTTGGAGTTAATTTGTGTGTAGTTACCCAAACGTGTACGGAAGGGTTCAGCAGCTTGAGCCGCATTTTGTGTAGAGTATGATACACCCTCGGCTACAGGAGCAGAAGTTGGGGCTGCCAACTCGTCTGTTTGCCATTCGTGAAACACAGCCGTAGCCTTAGTCTTGCCGATAGACGACAAGAAAGGTGTCTCATCACGAGAGATCATTGAAATAAAATTCGCTAAGTCTTCACGCTCACCAGCGTTGACAGCGTTACCCGTAGCGGCAGAGCTACGAGCGGCAGCTTTAGGGCCACCTGTTTGGAATGTTTGTCCAGCCATTTGTTATTTTCCTTTTAGTGAGAAATTAAAGTTTTTTGCTCACTGAAGAAATACGTTTTAGAAAATCTAATTCGTCTTGTTTAGATCCTTGACCTGTTAGAACTTTAGCTCGGTTATTATTAACGGCTTGTTTCTCTTTTTGAGAACTCGAAGTTCCCTTCTTTGAGGGTATCGATTTCACGTTTGGAGATGCCTTTCGTTTTGCTTCACCAGTTTCTTTAGCAGTTTTAAGTTTACGATAATCATTAATGAACTTAACTACGTTAGGGTCATAGACCGCTTCCAGTAGTTGTTCAGGGATACCTTCTTTAATAGCGAACTCACGAATATTTTTAGCAACTTTTTCTGAATAGTCAGGAATGAGGTTAACAATGTTTTCCTCATACTGTCTCAGTAACACTTGTTGTTGTTCTATTTGTTGAGCTTGAATCTTTTCAACTACAGCTCTAGTTTGTTGTTCACGTTTATTACGTGCATTCCAATACTTTTCCTGTACTTCTTCAAGTTGCTCTTTGAGTTCCCTAGCTGTGTAGGAATCACCTTCTTCTCGGGCTTTTTCAATTTCGCCTTTGACTTTATGATATTGTTGTGCAAGATTAAATTCAACTGCAGTCAGTTCTTCATTAATAACTGATCCAAGTTGAATAATCTCTTGTAACTTTTCTGTTCGTTCTTGGTCGATCTGTTTCTTCAGTTCGCCTAGTTCACGCCCCTTTTGAGATAGATGTTGATCAGTAGAATAACCCTTACGGATTTCTTCTAGGGTAACATACTCAGTCTTACCGTCAACTGTGACAGGTACTTTGTATTCCCAATCGATATCATCTTCAGAAGGCAAGTCAGTATCTTGGGTAGACGTATCATCCTCAACTGTATTATCTTCTTCTGAATCATTCGATTCTTCTTCTTCATCTAGGTCATTTTCAGACTCGGTATCGTTCTCTTCTTGGGCTTCTTCTTCCGATACTTCGTCTGGACTTGGGACGCCATCGCCTTCTTCTGGTAGAGATTCTTTAAGTCCCAACAGTTCTGCTGCTGGAGAATTACGTAGAATGTCATCAAGGCTCTTCACTTCCAAGTCTGCACTATTCGATCCGTCATCAAAACTCTGGCTACTGATTTCAGAAGCTGGAGTGCTGGTAGAGAGATGTGGTAGATTCATATTCTTTTACCTTTGTGTCCGTTATTGTTTGGCTTCAGCTTTAGCTTTTTTAGCTACAGCCATACGTTCAGCGAAGTCACCTTTAGATGGTTCCATCATTCGATTGATAGCATCAATAGCATTTGTTAGATTAACAAAGGTTGGTGCATAATTCCCTGCTCGACCTACACCGCCATTTGACCCGCATTGGACCAATTCACGTAGGATTTCTTCTCGTGCTTTCTCAAGCACATCTTTAGCTTTATTCATATCACTCATATTATTCCTCAGACCCCTCTTGGGTATTGTTTTGTTGTTGGATGAACTTGACGTTATTACCGTACATTTCGATACCAACTAATTTTTCTTTAACACTGCCTAATGCCATAGCGGTATGATACAGGTACTCTCGTTCTTTAGAACAATGAGGCTCTGTCTTCAACCACGTAACAAAAAGGTCAGCTAAAATTTCGCTATATGCGTCACCAAAGAATTGTTCACGTTCCCGTTGAACAAACTCTGCACGACCAAGAGCTACTTGGGCTTCACGAAAAGGTTCTACTTTGTATTCACCTGTCTCATGATTCATCTTCGGCTTAATCTTCGCTTCAAAGCCTTTACGATATTTATCCATAAATTATTTCTAGAAATACTCCCCCATCTCTGAGGGAGGTTATTGTTTACATCATTGGGTTTTCACCAGCAGCCGCAGGTCCACCCTGTGGTTGTGGTGCTTGACTTCCTTGAGGCGCACTTGCATCATTATGCGAGTCAGCATCAATGAACGACTTAGCCATTGCAAGGAGTTCTTTAATATCAGGCTTAGGAGGCATATCAACACCTTCTTTAGCCGCCTGAATATATAACTTACCCCATTCTTGATAACTCTTATCCAATGCAACCATAAGTTGTTTGGTGTTATCTTGCATGGCATTTTTAGCTTGTACATTAGTGAGATCAAGAGTTGCTTGTCTCTGTGCTATGTCAATCATCTTAACTTGTTCTTCAAGTTGTTTCTGCTTTTCACCAGCCTGCATTTCACCTTCTCTTGACTTCATTGCTTGTTCAATGAACTTAGGATCAGTGTAGTCAACAAGGAAATCTAAAGGATCCATGTCCATTGACTCGATTGCTTTACATGCAATAGTTACTGCGGCTTGTGGGCTAACAGCTCCACCAGCTCCTGCTTGTTGCAGTGCTGGAATAATTTGTTGACCAATTACATTCATCTTTTTCATGATATTGCTGTTACTGTTTTCACCAACATCAACATCAACATAGAGCATCAAGTTGCTTGGTAATGTGCCAGGATCAACAGACTTAAACAAGTCATTCTGATCATAGTAACCAACTTCTTGACCACGCAATTTATCACGCATTGTCTTGTAGATACCTTCACAAAGTCTCTTGAACCCTGTTTCAGCAAATCTACGAGCCATATATTGAATACGTACCTGTGCAGCAGACATAGCCCGTTGCATCTTTTCTTCTGAATTACCTGATACATATAGTGTATCATTAAGACCTTGAGCCGCTTTAGACAAACCTGTAGCCTGTTCCTTGTGCATTTGTAATAGCTCAAGAATAGGTACTGTACCTGTACTAATAGTATCAGGTGTCATAGATGCTACTGCATTGTTAGGATTACCGTTTGTGGCAATAATCTGTTTAGGCTTCATGTTCTGTAGAGCACTGAAGTCAACAACGTTAGGGTCAGCAAGCTTAGGTGAATAGTTAGTTAAGTAGACGTTCTCAATGAATCCACGCATGATAGCTGTTGAGGCTAGTGTCATGGGTCGAATCATATCTGCTACAGACAAACCAAAGAATTCATGAGGAACTTCAAAGGGACAAAGAGTCGCCAATGGAATCATATCACAATCTTCTTCAAGAAGAATTGTAGAACCAGCAATAATAAAATGCTTTAGCTCTGCAATACCATCACCATCACGGTCTACACGTAACCAACACTCAATAACAGTGAGTTGTCGATTAGCTTCAGACGGGAATAGCTCCCGTGAATTTCCCCCAAGCCAGTACTCTTCACCAACTAGACGCTTACGAGCTGCTTGCTCTTCGGTGTACTTGGTAGCCCAATCATAGCTACCGTCTCCAATGGCGTCCCAGTCAATATTCTCTGCTATGTCGGGGAAAAACTTTCTAACTTCAGATCGAGTCATATCAATCTGGATACCCACAAATGCCGCATCATCAAGTGAGTGCGCATCCCGTGTAATACGGAAACATTCTGGGTGTACATTTTTAATTAAGATTCTTGTCTTGTTCTTTTTCTTTTTAAGGCGAACATCCTTGTATACCATTTTGTATACAGCATTACCTTCTTCATCGGTGTCTAACTCTTGATCATATTTGAGATCACCGATAATTTCTGTGTCATCTTCTGATAACAAGAGGTCAAGATTCTCTTGGCTGATAGAGTCAAACTCTTCAAATTTATAATCAAAGTCTTCAATATATTCCCATCTAACAATACTATTTTTCCACAATAATGCTGATTTAACCCATGTATTTAGGACTTCCCAACCAGGATTCTGCTTAAAGATTCCATAGTTAACAAGGTCAGAAGCTACTTTAGCTTCATGGAAAGCCTTAGGGGATGTTCCAGCAGGAATAAACCTTGCAATCTTATTGTTGTTAAACATAAGTTCAGCAAGGATAGCTGTATATCCTTCAATAGCTTCTACAGTGTCTGAAGAGACAATTTGTGAAGCACCTTGAGGAGTCAGGTGAAACATCGGCATCATGCCGTATTCGTATGTAGCTTTCTGTCGTTCACGAGCTAAGTCAGAACTGTTTAGAAAGTCACCAACAGAGTTCATTACACCCTGTTCGATCATAGCTAGGAGTTCATTATCTCCTACTGGATCTTTATATCTATCCACAAAGCGGATGACATCTCTACTTGTATCACTCATTGTAAACCTTTCTTGGGTTGTACATTCAATCAATCAAAGTCTACAACAAGACTTGTATGGTGCTACTAATTCTTTAATCACCCTGCTAGTAGCCAACAAAGTAGAAGTAAACTTCTCTTAGGACACAAGGACTAACTCTTTCGGGGATTAAAATCTTTAGGGATTTTATCACCAATTTTTTCCTGTGGATTTAAAAGCTTACCAGCTTGTTTAGGCTTGATCAACTTTTTAAATTGTTCTTTTTCTTCGCCCCTGAGGGGAACATTAATTTGTGCCATATTTTCGTTCTCTTAAATCTTTTTCTAGTAATTCTCTTTGTTTTAATTTTTTTTGATTTTTATTATGTTCTTCATTAGCAAAAGCAACAAATTCACCTGATGATCGTTTAAGTGCAGATGCTGTTGAATCTTCTAATTCTCTACCCATAGCTCTTTTACCAGATTCAATATATTTATCTCTTGCTATTTTTAAAAGTTCTTCTTTAGAAGGCATTGCAACATGCGCCCATGGGTCTAGATTTTTTGTAGGTAAATTAGAGCCAATAGTAGGAATACTAATTTTAGTTGTCTGTGGTACTACTATTGCATCAATAGTTTTAAAAGCACTACGAGCTAATGGAGCAACAACAGCTTCAGGATATACATTCTCTAATGCTTGTTGTTGTGCCATCTTTTTTCGGTAGTCTTCATCATTCATATCAGCTAATACGCTGACAAAAGGTTGTCCTCGATCTCCTGACATAATACTACCATTTAACCTTATTAGCCCAATATGCCGCAGACAATGGTCCTTTGGCAATATTGGATGCATGACGGGCTTTAAAAGCTTCATTACGTTTAGAACCGTCAGGACTACCTACAGCACCTTGAGCACCAAACCTGATAGTCTTAATCGTATCACCACTCTTAGCCACTACAATATGACTTTTAGTACCGTGATTAGGTGTTCTTTTAGGTTTATTATAACCTAATACACCAGCCCTTGTTAGTCTTGAATCTTTTTCAGCCATACTATTATTCCTTATTAGCCTTCAATAGCAAGAATATTGACATATTCTAGAATAACATAGTCAGTTGCAGTAGCCATTTGAGCAGTAACAGTGATATCAAAATCATTACTAGTGTCAACAGTTAAATACAAAACGGCATTTGCAGAAGAACCATGACCCAAAGCAGCTAGTGGGTTAGCTACTTGGCGACCAGTTGCACCACGATTAAAAATTAATTTATCAATATTAGTTGAAACGTTATCAGCCAAACTAGAAGTGTGAATAGCTGTTCCACCAAAAGTAACTTTGACTGGTTTGCTGTTAGCAGTTGCATTAGTGCTAAACAAAGCATTGTAATGTACTTCACCTGATAGACCCATCAAACCACCGGGAACAGTAGTACGTACAAGAACTAGATCAGCAGCAGTAGTTTGAGTGTAAGCAGAGTTGCTACCTACTACGGCAGACAATACTTGAGAAGGGATATAGGGTTCAAAAGGTGAGGCAGGAACAGAAACATTCTGATACACTGTACCTGCAGTTGTTGAACTCATTACTACCCAATACACACCTGCTACACCAGTTCCGGCAAAAGCAGTAGCTGGGAAATACATCCAAGCACCACTTGAAAAAGTAGCTGGAAGAGCAGTAGTCAAAGTAACAGTACCAGCAGTAGCAATAGTGCCACTTGATGGGACAATAACAGGAACACCTGTTGAAGTTAATGCCGAGAGGCTATAAGGGTCACTAATATAAGTTGAACCGAGTCTAAGTTGAGCCATGTTAATCCTTTATTTGTTTAAATTTAAATTACTTCTTCTTAGCAGTCTTAGCAGACTCTTTGAAGCTTTTATCTGTTGGCGCACCTTTAGCACCCGCTTTACGCATCTTCTCTCCAGAACCCTTAGCTATACGTTCCCGTTTAGCATGGATGTTGTCATACAAACCTTGTTTAGTTGCCATAATATTTTAAATCCAAGTTGTTTCTATTTGTTGAAAATTACCCATACGTTGTGAGAAGGGTACCGTTGTATTTGTTAATCTATCCCCGTGTGTCCTGATAACCTCAAGAGCAATAGCAAGGGCAATAACTGTGTCATCATTTTGACCTATAATAGCATTTGTCTTTCCAGACTCATCTGCTACATAATTCATTAATTCACCAATAATAACCCTAGAAGGTATCCATATATCTTCTTGTTCAATAGCATTCTTTAAGAATCCAATGATAGCTGGTTTAGACGCTGATGTTGTTCTCCAGCCAATTCTACTACCCTCTTCTTTGGATACATTCGCCATTTTAGTCTGATAGTACATATTCAAGTAACCCATTTGAGTTAACCTGTTTAATGTTGCTATACCCATAGAGTTAGACTCTACTGCTAACAAAGCATTATTATAGTACCTACCTAAATAAAATAGTAAATCACCAAACTGACTAGGATCAATCGTATTACTGCGATAAACTGCGCACACTTCCCTCTGGGCATTAATGACCACTGCTGTAGAATAATCCTTGCCAACACCCAGAGCAACGTCAGCACCGATAGCAAAGGCATCTTCAAAAGTAGGATACTTAAATATCTCGATAGACCCATCTCTCAAATCCTCCATCATAGAGGATTCAAAGTTAAACTCTCTCTTGGCTAATATTGGTTGAGGTATAAGTTTACTTAGCTTCTCAATGTTAAATACATTAGAGCCAGAAACAATAAATGCTTCCTCAGGTGTCGCAGGGTATTCTTGTCGGAACTTATTTTCACCACCCTCTGCAATCTTTAATCTTCTCCAGTATAATTGGTCATCAGTTAAATTATACCTAGTAACTAATACTTCTTCTTCTGTTGTTCTTTCAAATCCCTCAGGGACTTTCCTCTGGTACTCCGTCATCAGGTACCATGGAACAAAGATAGCGATATAGTCATTCTCACCTTTTACAGCTCCCTGCCATAACCTGTGAAATGAATTACCTACACCATTAGCAGTACTCTCAAGAATAACTTCAGTCCCTTTAGACTGGGATATTCCTTGGAATAATCCTGCTAGAATCTTTTCATCATGCCCCCAAAAGGCTACCTCGGATAAGTGAGCAATAGTAGGAGTCGTTCCCCTACCAGCCTCAGGTGCTCCTGCTGTATACAGCCTGTACCCTGAATCATTATGCTCAAACATAATCTCTTTTGCATTTGACTTCTTTAACATAGGTCTGAATGTATCAGACATGTTATAAATGATATTCCTGGACATACCAAATAATGCATCACTAGTAGCCGCATCATGCGCCATAACTACTGACTTATTGTAAGCATTAAAGTAACTCTTCCAAAATACTCTACCTGTCGTGTATGTACTTAATCCCATCTGTCGAGCTTTTAAAATAATAGCTCTGACTCTCCCCGTTTCTTTAAGTTGTTTCTCAAGTGCTTCATTCACAATCCTTTGAGCCTCATTAAACTCAAAAGATTGGAATCCTTTAGAGGAGTCCTTGGGTAAGATTTTTAATTGTTCTTTGGCGAATAATTCAAAGTCGCCTTTGTAAGCGTTTAATTTCTCACGCTTTTTTAATTCCCTCAGAGCCTCTAGCTTTTCAGAATTGTTGGGAGCAGTGTCTGCGACCCTGTATTGTGTAGTCATATATCCATGTAATAAAAATGTTTCTCTATTATGTACCGACTAACCAGTTGATTTTATTTAAAAAAATAATTCCAATAATTTTTGGAAATGTAATCTTTTGTATACGTCTTTGGGGTACCCCTACCTTTATAGAGGGTGTCGCTGGGGAATGTCTGGGGTAGATGTCTTTGTGTGTTTAAAAAAATCTAGTGTTGGTTGTTATACCCCCTTCTCTCTTTCGGGGTCCCCCCTTGTTTTCTCTGCCGTCTCGGTGCGTGGCGCTGCCCGTCTCGGCTTCCTTTGTTTGCGCTTTTTGGAGGTGTTCCTTGTCTTCTTCTCTCTCTTCTTGGGTCTCTGCCCTTCCCGTCCTTGGCTCTGTGGCTTCCGCTGCTCGTCCGTCTCTTGCTGCTTCTGTTCCTCGTGGTTCGTTGTCGGCTCCTGTGTCGGTTGTTGCTGTTGCTTTGTCTGGTGCTGACGCTGTGTCTGTTGTCTGCTCTGACGGTCGTGTTCGTGTTTGCCGTGTTCCGTACGCTGTTCGTGCCTTGGGTCGTCCTGTCTCTCGGGATGCTGTGTTTGCTCGTCTCTCTTCCCGTGTTGGTGGTGCGCCTGTTCGCTTTGTTGCTGCGTTCGGGTACTCTGCTGACTCTTGGTTTGTGGCTGTTGAAGCTGCTTGAGGGCTTTCTCGGTTGGCTCCTTTGTTGGGGTCTTCCGAGAGCGTCTTGCTCTGCCTGCTCCTCGGGGTTTCTGAGGTTGGAGTTGTAATGTCTTCTTCTCTTGGCGCTTTGTTGCGTGCTAAATTGGAGGAGTCTGCTTTTGCTCCTCGTGTTCCTTTTGTTCGAGATGCGTCTGCTGTTGTGCCTGTTTGGTATGATGGTAGTACGTATTATCGGCTTGAGGCTGGGGAGCGTGGTATGGAATACTGGACTGAAGACCAGTGGGCCAACTACGAAGCAGATCAGCGTGAGGATTCTATCAATAATGATATGAATGCTTGCGATGAAGCATTTGACGATGGTGCATATGAACGTATGCAACAAAAACGTGAGCAGCGTTACTTAGAGAACGATGCTAACTGGGTCAAATAAGTCTTTGTCTATTGGGTGTAACAACCCAATGGAGAACGTCTTTCGTTCGTCCGTGCCTGTCGGTTACAGGTTGTCATAGCTCAAGGAGATTAATATGACTAAGTTAATGCACGTTGTCCTCATTCTTTTGTGGTCGCAACTGTTGGTGTTTTGCGTTGATAGGATACAGTTTGAAGCTACGTACGGTTGGTTTGATGTTATCGGCTTAATTGTTGCCAGCATGTGTGCTGGTGTACAGATATGCATTCTTATACTAGAAATAACTGAGGAAGAATAAAATGGCAAAACGTTATAGCTTGACGTCTAATCTTATTAACCGTAGAATTAGATCTGCTCCTATTGATGTTCTCATTGGACATCCCTGTGGAGCTATTGCTCCTGCTTCGTACTTACGTACGCACCCTAAGGCATCAAGGAATGTTGCTTACTTCTTACAAGGTGATGCAACATTTGCTGGTGACTTTGAACTCATGCTGGTAGAGATGGGTTTGTGTAAGTGTGAGATGCCTCGTTCTACTTGGCGACACCTTAAGTTCTGGGTGTCTAAAGGTTGTCCTCATTGGTCAGGTAATACTGCTTTCTCTAAGGCACTGCTGTGGTGGTGGAATAGGCATGCTTGGTGTTTTGTTCCTAACAGGAACGGGTCAAGTCAAGAAGCAAAGGATGCTGCTGAGTACTATGTAAATATAGCATACATAGAGTTAGAGCAACTTCAACAAGCAAGGAACAAACATGTATGAAGTATGGGTTGTAAGACCAGACGGGTCTGAAGAGTTACTCGAGACTTTTAAGTTTGAGTATGAAGCAGACTTTGTCTGTAATGAGTTAAACATTGCAGCCTCGGATGAGCCGGGTTGTGGTGATTATCGTGTGTGTTTTAACGGAGCTAAAAATGTACCTAGTATACTGCAACAAAACAAGTAAACTAATCGACAAAGTAATGTCTGCTAAAGACTTACTTAAGTACAAAGCAGAAGATGTGACTGTTCACATCGTACATCTGTAAATAACTGCTCTTCTCGGGCTTACGGAGAGACCACTTGGGGTAAGTACCAAGCTTTATTCACAATTAACCAAAAGGACTTAATCATGTCTACAGTTTTCGTACCAAAGTTTAGAACAGCTTCACCAACAGTGTTCTCTACTATGAACCCAACACAAGCTGATCGTGTTAGCAATCCAGTGTTCATCATAAACCTTGAGTATCGTGAGGATACTAACACTATTATTGCTGAAGGTAGTGATAATCGTAAGCGTAGATGCCAGCTTAATCGCATTAACATTGATGGTTATGCTGAGAAACTCTGTAATGCACTCCAAAGAGCATATGATTACCAGTTTGAAGTACAATTCATTGCTGCTGGTGGTAATGATCCTGGAGTATGGTTCTATAACATCCAAGAAATAAGGAAATAAACATGAAAGCACGTTATTTACTCTTAAACCCACTCAAGGCAAGAGACTTTGGGTGTACAACAGAAGAAGTTATCGAATCCGTCAAGGAATTCGGTTGTAAAGTGATCATGTCACCAGACACAACAGGAGAAACACTGCTGTATGCGGTGTCAGACAACAAAAGTGTGCTGGAAAACATGGTAAA